GGCTAGGCGAGCTGTACTGTTATGCGTACATGAGAGGTAAGACATCGGCTTGGGCGCACTACAAATACAAAGAAAAGTTTGGTATGCCACCAGCAAAGGGATCAGGAGCGACAGTATCAGACACTGTGTCAGATGAGGTCTCAAGGTTTATCAAGCATTCAAATATCAAATATGCTAAGGGAAAACGCAAATATGAGCATAGAAAATATCTTGAGTCGGTTGGCTAAGGTCAAGAAGACCGGCAGGGAATACAAAGCAATCTGTCCAGTTCACCAAGGCAACACAGAAAACCTATATCTCAGACAAGCAGAGGACGGCAAGGTGATAATCAACTGCTTCTCTTGTGGGGCAACAGGGATCGCCGTAGTTGAAGCATTAGGGCTGAAGACTGATGAGCTATTTCCAGTGGATCATTTATTCGAGTACGACAGGATGCACAAGCTCAAGAAGTTTGAATTAGAAGATAAGATGGTTGTGACGATCTATGAGCAGGACAAGGAGAGCGGAAGGAGCCTGTCTCATGCTGATTTCAAACGCTATAAGCTGGCAAAGTCTAGGCTAGGACAGCTCGCGGCATAATACGTTATTAGCATAAGCTTGATGCAACGCACCATATATACTGTCTACATCAACTAGAGAAACGGAGAATAAAACGGTATGAAAACATTAGAATGAAGCAAGTTATGAATCATATTTAGCTGAATATGAAGAAGACGACACAATAGTCGTTGGCTCAAAAGAATGGCTAGAGGATATGCTCCGAACGGCTTATTGTCGAGTACACAATGTATATTATCATCAGTTGAATGAGTTGGAGGATTCCACTTATTCCGCGTTTATCCGCAACCACAGGGCTTTACTAGCCCGCCTGAAGGAAATCAAATTAGATGCGGCATAAGCCGCTCCGTCTGGCAAGCGCATAAAAAAGGCAATATCAATCACTTTTCAGCGCATAAAATTGACATGGGTTAGCTTCGGGAAAGTCCGACTAACCCGAAGTAGAGGTTTTTATGATTATTATGGCGTATTTTGTAACGGCATATCTAGCAGTAATGGCAGTCACATTTGTAGCTGACAAGGTGTTGCGCCAACGGTTCAACATCAACATCCTTCCTGACGGTTACTTCAAGTGACCTTCAAAGACCCAGCCAAGGCTTTGGACTACGCAAAAGGCATGGTAAGCCCGCAGAACACGCGGATGTTTATTGCCAATACTAAGTGGGGATTCAAAGTCATCACAGCCCAGCACAAAGCGTCATATCGAAATAGAATTATGGCAGTAATAGGTGAACAGAAAACAATGCTATAATGACCCTACTGATACGGACAGGTAATCCGGTGGGGTAAAAAATGAGTATTGATGAGATGTTTAGCAAAACCGAAGACGCTGTTAACCATCCTAACCACTACACACACAGCGAAATCGAATGCATTGATGCCATGAAAGCCTGTTCGACAGAAGAGGAGTTCAGAGGCTATCTGCGCTTATCTCATTTCAAGTACAACTGCCGAATGAAACACAAGCACGGCGACCCACTAGAGGATGCCCAGAAAGGCCAATGGTACTGGAACAAATTGGTTGAGGAGCTTGCTGGTGGCTAAACCTAGAATCGCCAAAGCAAACGGCAGACCGCCCAAGGTGTTTTCCAAAGAAGATGTTGCCAAAGTATATGAGCTAGCATCCAGGCTGACAAAGACGCAAATAGCTGATTACTTTAAGATTTCTTTCTCAACACTGCGAGAAGTAGAGAAGAGACAACCAGAGGTAACCGAAGCCTATAAAACAGGCAAGGCAGAGCAAATCCATGAGGTAGTCGGACACCTATTAGAACAGTGTCGCAAAGGCAATATCGCAGGGATCATTTTCTACCTTAAAACACAGGCAAATTGGCGAGAAGAAAGCGAAGAAGTCAGAGAGATACCATCCCTTCAGGTTGTAGTGAGTAACGATGAACCTCACAAAGCCGCAGTCTAGTATCTATCAAGACGACAGCCGGTTCCGTGTAGTGGTTGCTGGCAGACGATTCGGCAAGACCTACCTCAGTACGGTAGAGCTGTTAACTCAGGCCATCAAGAAGGACAATAGGAACTGCTGGTATGTCGCACCAACCTACAAGGCGGCAAAAGAAATAGCATGGGATATGCTGATAGCCAGTATCCCCAGAGAGTACATCAGGAAGACCAATGAGACTTCCCTAACAATAGAGCTGATCAACAACTCTACCATTGCGCTGAAAGGTGCAGAGAAACCAGACAACTTACGCGGACGATCACTTGATTTTGTCGTCCTCGATGAATTTGCAGACATGAGACCCGAAGCTTGGTATGAAGTACTACGACCATCCCTATCAGATAGACAAGGCAGTGCGTTATTTATCGGAACGCCTAAAGGCAGGAACCACTTCTATGACCTCTGGACTAAAGGCACAGATGAGGAGATTAACTGGTCGGCGTATCAGTTCACAACAATCCAAGGCTCTCACGTTAGCGAGTCTGAAATCGAGGCGGCAAGGAGAGACCTAGATGAACGAACCTTCCAGCAAGAGTACGAAGCAAAATTCGTCAACTACTCAGGGATCATCTACTACAACTTCAGCAGAGAGAAATCTGTCCAACGCATTACAGACGATGGTCACATTCTACATGTCGGCATGGACTTCAACCTCGACCCAATGTCTGCTGTGCTGGCAGTACGCGAAGGCTCAAGTCTCAAGATTGTGGATGAGATAGTAATATTCGGCAGCAACACAGATGAGATGGTCGATGAGATCAAGACCCGCTACCCGTCAAGGCCGATCTGCGTATATCCAGATCCTGCCAGCCGACAACGAAAGACATCAGCCGGTGGAAGAACAGATCTATCCATCCTGCAAAACGCAGGGTTTCAAGTTAAGGTTAGAGACAAACACACATCAGTCAGAGACAGGATCAATGCAGTCAATGCTAGACTCAAGTCAGCAGATGGCGAAAGGCGATTGATGATTGACCCAAAGAACAAGTACACAATCAAATCATTGGAGCGGCAAACGTACAAGGAAGGCACTAGTCAGCCGGATAAGGATTCTGGCTTTGACCATATGAATGATGCTCTAGGGTATCTTGTGGACTTCCTATACCCGATTAGGAGACAATATGATATACCGCAACCGACTAGGTGGACTTAACTGTGTCAAGTGAAATTACCTACACGCATCCAGATTATGATGATTACGTTGATCAGTGGGAGTTTCACCTGCGCTCATACCTCGGCGGTGAGGCGTACAAGGACGGTCAGTATCTAGTCCAGTACATAAAAGAGGATAAGAACGATTACGCTAGGCGGCTTGACCTGACCCCAGTTGATAACCACTGCGCCAGTGTCGTCCATATCTACTCTTCATTCCTATGGCGTACACCACCAACCAGAACGTACAACTCGCTAGAGAACAATCCTATCCTTCTACCTATGATGCGTGACGTTGACTTAGACGGCAGGTCTCTCGATACGTTTATGAAGGAAGCACAGATCTGGTCATCTGTGTACGGTCATGTCTGGATCATTGTTGATAAGCCTAAGTCAAACGCTGGGACAAGAGCTGAGGAGCTGGCACAGGATGTCAGACCATACCTTAGCCTGTACACACCAGAGAACGTATTCGATTGGCGTTATGAAAGATCTGAGTCTGGCAGACAGAAGCTGGTCTACCTGAAAGTCCGTGAGGATATTATCCGTGAGACTGCGACTGATGTAGTGACTCACTTCCGTATCTGGACTGAGGACACTGTCAAACTGATCGAGGTCAGCAATGACAATGAGAGACTCATAGAGGAAATGGACAACCCAATAGGGTATATCCCAGCGGTATTTGTTCCAGCGGCTCGCACACCTACACGCGGCATTGGTAAGTCTGACATTGCTGACATCTCTATAATGCAGAAGGCAATCTACCAAGAACTATCAGAGATCGAACAACTGATCCGCATATCCAACCATCCTACATTGGTGAAGTCGTTTGACACTGACGCAACCGCTGGGGCTGGCAGCATTATCAATATGCCGGATGAGTTAGACGCTAACCTAAAGCCGTTCTTACTACAGCCTAACGGTGGCAACCTTCAGGCTATCATGGCGGCAATTAGCGCAAAGACTGAGACCATCAACCGAATGGCTCACTTAGGCGCAGTCCGTGGCACTGATGCGGTCAAAGCATCAGGCATTGCATTACAAACAGAGTTCCAGTTGCTCAATGCTCGATTAGCTGAGAAGGCTGACATCCTGCAATTAGCAGAAGAGCAGATCTGGTTCTTTGTTTCTATCTGGTCTGGTGTGACACCTGATGTTGAGGTCAACTATCCAGACTCATTTGACATCCGTGACTACGATAACGAACTGAAGTTCTTGCAGATGGCCCGCGCTTCTGGTGTTAAATCTTTGACGTTCCTGAAAGAGATTGACAAGCAGATCGTTGATTTAGTGCTAGACGATGAGTTGCTACACAAGTCACATGAGGAGATAGAAGAGAATACAAGAAATGTTGGTGACTTCTCAGAGCGCACACAGATCTATAAGTATCATATGGATGGTGGCGTGGTGACTCCAAATGAGGTTCGACAAAAGATTGGCCTTGCAGAAGTATCTGGTGGCGACCAATTAATCCCGCCGACTGAACAGTCAACGCCTAACCAGTAATGGCCGCAGATACTGACCATGCAAGAATCGTTGATGCTCTAGGCACTAGCCATGAGAGGCGAATCCTTGATTCGTTACAGGATCTTGAAGAGAACATAGCCGCCTACATGGCCAATGTACCAACGCAGAGCGGCAAGTTATTTGATCTAGCATGGTCAATACAGGCTCGCACTGACATCGAGCGCATTATTAGAGAATCCTATCTGTCAGAATCAGATCTGGTTGTCCGTGACTACTCCAAGGTCGTCGATAGCCTTGGTGATATGTTCCAAGAGTACGAATCATTTGTTGGTGTCTCGGACGATATAGTGGCACAGCTCCAGCGGATATCCTTTCAGGGGTTCCAAGATATTGCAGTGACCTTTACAGATGAGCTGGCTAATGAGTTATATCAGAACACATTGGTAGGCCGTCCAGTTGAAGAGTCAATACGCACTATGCGCCAGAAGATCAATGGCGTGTACATCCAATCAGACGAGGTAGAGATACAGCGTCTGGTCAATGTAGCAAATGCAGGTGGCACAGCAGGTGAAGAGGCTGTCCGTCAGCTCCATCAGATCTACGCATCAGACCGAGCTGGACGCAACATGCGCCGCTACTCAACACAAATGGTTCACGATTCCCTTATGCAATTTGACGCATCTATCAATGTTGCCGCAGGGAGAGAGGTAGGCGCAGAACGCTGGAAGTATTATGGATCGCTGATTCAGGATTCCAGAAAGTGGTGTGTAGATCATGCTGGCAAGACATACACAGAAGATGAAATTAGAGAACTCTGGTCGGGGAATGATTGGTCAGGCAAAGCGTCTGGTGATCCATTCATTGTCCGAGGTGGGTACAACTGCCGCCATCACTGGCGACCAGTTTTTGAAATAGAAGACTAACCAACAACTCAAGAGAGGTACGTTACATGAGCGATGAAGTCATGGGTAATGAAGGCGTAGAACAGGCAGTTGCCGAAGCTACAGAAGCTCGCACATTTACGCAGGATGATTTAGAGAAGATCGTTGAACAGCGTCTAATGAGAGAGCGCAAGAAGTACGAAAAGAAACTAGAAGGAGTAGATCTGGATGAAGCACGGCGGCTCCTTGGCGAAAAAGAACAGGCTGAAATCGAACGCCAAAAGGAAAAAGGCGAATTCGAAAAAGTACTCCAACAACTCGCTGAAAAGAAAGACAGCGAAATAAGCCAGTACAAGTCTAAGCTACAAGAGATTCAAGTAGATGGCGCACTAATAAACGCCGCTAGCCAAAGCAATGCTGTATCACCTGATCAAGTTGTGTCCTTACTGAAAGGTAAGACTAGACTTGCAGACGATGGTGCGGTAGAGATTTTGGATAATAGTGGAACAGTGCGGTATAATGACAACGGAACTGCAATGACCGTCAACGAACTGGTCGGAGAGTTCCTCACTGCGAATCCTCATTTCGTGAAAGCGTCACCTAGTGGCACTGGATCAAGAGGTGCGGCAGGTGGCTCCACACAGAAGCCTTCATCTGTGGCTGATATGCTTGCTTCATGGGAAAACGGTGGTAAAGAAGCATACGCCGCAATGAAGAGTCCCAAGCGATAGTTTCGTTTGAAATTTAAACTGTAAAGGAGAGCCACACATGGCCGCATCAACAACTAGTACCCTGGACGACCTGTTCGTCTCCATCGTAGCCGCCGCACGTTTTACTGCGGAAGAGCAATCACTACTGCGTAACCTAGTTACCGTATACAACATTGACGCACAACCCGGCGTGACTGTTCAGGTTCCTAAGTACCCAGCAATCACAGCCGCTGACCTCACTGAAGGCACGGATATGACATCCACTGCCGTATCAACTAGCTCAGTGTCTATCACAGTTGCCGAGATTGGCGCACAAGTGTTCTTAACTGATATGGCCGCTATGGGCGCGGGCAACCCTGCTGATGAGCTGGGAACTGTCCTTGGTAACGCAATCGCTACTAAGATGGACAAAGACGTTATCGGATTATTCGATGGCTTCTCAACATCTCTTGGCTCAACAACTACTGAGCTGACAGCGGCTTACTTGTTCCAAGCAGCGGCAACGCTACGGGCTAACAAGGCTCCGGGTCGTTTGGTTGGTATATTCCATCCATATCAGGTCTATGCACTGAAGGCTAACCTCACTAATACATTCGCTAACCCGAATGGCGGTGACATCCAGAACGAGGCAATGCGTTCAGGATACGTTGGCACACTTGCTGGCATCGACATCTACGAATCAGCCAACCTAACAGTTGATGGTTCTGGTGACTCGAAAGGTGCTGTGTTCGCTCCAGAGGCAATCGCTATTGCTATGAAGCGTGACTTCAACA